AATACGCGTTAAATTAGTTTTAAACGTTGGCGCGTTATCATTATTATAACAAATTGGCGAATTAAAATTATTTAACGTACCTAAACCGTCAAATGCGTTAATTGTAATACCAAACGGCGGTGTTGTTAATTTTTCCTTATAACGGTCAACAACTAAAAAGCCGGACCAATACGCACTAAAACGATAAAAATTGTCATCGGTTATAGCGTCCGCCACGCACGACAACGATTCAACCTCGCCGCCGTCTTCAGTAACTCTATTAAAATAATTTGATGATATAGTTTCAAAATTATTTAAAACGTTGTCAACGCATTCAAATGATTCTATTGTTCCGCCGTCGGCTTCAACGCGATCCGCAAATATTGATTGCCACGAAATTTGCACCGGATTTGCGCCGGCTATCATTGGCAACACGTCGCCGGTATAATCTTTTTTTAGAATTTCAACTTTTTTTCCGTTTCCTAAAACGTCCGAAAAAATTAATCGGTATTTAACGCCGTACGCCATAATTTAATTTTAATATATTCGACCGGCCGTTTCATTGGCGCGTTCTATTGCAATAAGTAAATCTTGACCGTCAACGCGAACCGAACCGGTCACGTTTACGTTTGCAGCGCCACCGACGCCACCAATCATTCCTTGTAATTTATTTAACGGCGCTATAACTTCCGGATTTGACCGCGCGCCTGGATATTCCCCAACCAACCCCATTGTTGGACCGCTAACAATACCACCGTCCGCGAATTTAGAAAATGAACTTGAAATCAACGCGGTTGCGCCGGCTATTAATGCCGGTAATACAAAAGCCGATAATGGTCCAAAACTCGCCGCCGTTTGTGACGCGCCGGTAATCGCATTGGACATTGATATTTTTAAATTTTGTCCGATAATTTTTAACGCGTCTTTTGCTAATGTTCCAACAAATGCACCTAATGCGGATTGCGCACCGCCAAACGCACGCGTTATTGAATTGCCAATCATTCCAAATGACGAATCAATTTGTTGTCCAATTTTTTGCGCCAAATCTGTCGCGGTCTGCATTGACATCATAAAATCCATAAAACGAACTTTCTTTTCCTCATAAACGGCCGCTTCGGCTTCGGCTTGAGCCACATCAAATGCCGCTTGTTGTTCGGCGGTTAAAAGATTATGTTCGGCCGCTAAACGTCGTAATTCTTCAAATTTTGCGCGTATGCGTTCAATTTCCAACGCTTTTTGTTGTTCGTCACTTGCGTTTGTTGCGTCTGCAATTTGTTGTTTTAAATCCAACAATTGTTGTTGTTGGTTGCGTTCCTCGTTTAATTTATCAACGCCTTTTTGTTTTAAACGTTCGGTTTCGGTGTTGTCTATTTCCGCCAATTTAGCTTGTTTGGCGTTTTCTAATGCAATACGTTGATCCGCCGTTGTCTTTTCGTTATTTATTAACGCGTCATAATGCGCAATTGCGTCGGCGCGTCTTTTCTTGTACGCTTCGGCGTCGTTTGTTTCTAATGCCGAATTAATATCGTTTTGCAATTGTTTTAATTTGTCCGCAGCCGCTTGCGCGTCTTCCGGATTTACAACCGGCGTAATATCAACCTTTATTGGTTCTGTACCAATACCGGCGTCCGTTGTTGCGGTTTCAACTTCTTTTGATTCTAATTGCGCTTGTTGTTCTAATACGCCTTTGCGTTCTTTTAAAAGTTTTATTTCGTTTTTTAAACGTTCGTTTTTTGCCTTTTGCGCGCTTAATGAATAACGGCGTTTTGCTTCAATTGTATCTAAATACGCCAATTCTTCTTCGGCGGCTTTTAAACGATCGTCAATTCCTTTGGAATCCATTTCCGCAACTGATGCGGCCGTCGCTTCTTTTTGTGCTTTTGTATATTTATTTAACGCTAAAACAACCGCAGCAATCGCCGCAGCAACGGCCAAAATTGGATTTGCAATCATTGCCGTTGTTAATAATCTGAAACCGGTTGCCGCAATTCCTAAAATTGGACCTAATGCCGAAATTCCGGTCATTAATTTGCCGAATATTACAAGCAATGGACCGGCCGCCGCTAAAATACCGGTTAATGTTAAAATGATGTTTTGCGTTTGTGGAGATAAATTTTTAAATGAATCCGACAAACCTTTGATAAAATTTGACAATTTTGTGACCGCATTAACAACCGCCGGCAAAACAATTTGTCCGATTTCCATTAATGAATTTTTCATTGTCGCCATTCCTTGAGCAAATTTGAATGACGCCGATTGTGACGTTTTTTGAAACGCTTCGTCGGTTGCACCGGTTGCCCTTGTCATTTCGTCAAACAATGCAATGTTGTCATTCATTGACGCGCCGGTTAAATCTAAAACCCCTTTCCAGGCCCTAACGTTCGGCGCAATGTCTGTAAATTCTTGACCGGTTGCGTCCAAACCTTGTTTTAACATTGCCAACGTCCCCATTAAACCTTTTTCGGCCAATGTTTCTTTTAATGAATCGGACGTGAACCCCATTTTATTAAATGCGGCTTCGGCGTCTGCCGTCGGTTTTGCAATTGTTGTCAAAATGGCGTTTAATTGTGTCGCACCATTTGCGGCGTTTGTTCCGGTTTTTGACATTGCAGCCAATGCCGCACCGACTTGATCAAAACCAACGCCCATATTTGACGCAATAGGAATAACCCCGCCCATTGCGCCGGCTAATTCTGACGCTTCTAATTTTCCTAAACGAACCGCCGACGTCAAAACATCGGTTGCAGCGGTTGCGCTTAAATTTTCGGCGCCGTATGCGTTCATTGCTGACGTTGCTAAATCCGCAATTGTTTTTGTTTCGCCCAAACCAACGGCCGCCGCTTTTAATGACGCGTTTAAAACGTCCGTAGCTTGCGAACCTCGTAAACCGGCCGACGTAATAAAAAACAACGCTTCGCCGGCTTCGTTTGCGCTTCGTCCGGTTTCGGTTGCCATTGTTTTGGCGGCTTCGCCCATTTTTGCAACTTCGTCCGCAGCCACGCCAACCAATGATTCAATTTGCGTCATTGACTTGTCAAAATCCAATGCCAATTTTGTCGCGGCCGCACCGGCTGCAACTATTGGCAAAGTTAATTGTGTTGACATTGAACGCCCAACGCTTTGCATTTTTTTTCCGAACGCATTCATTTGTGAATTTGCGGAACTTAAAGCGTTTTTTAATTTCGACGAATCGCCGGTAATATTAATTTTTAAATTTGATTCGGCCATAAAGAATATTTTAAACAAAAATACAAAAAAAAAGACGCTTTTATTTTAGCGTCGTTTTCTTTGTCATTGATTCGGCTTTCAACTTAAACGCTTCCATTTGTTCGCGCGTTGATTTTGGTTTGTCGCGTTCTTTTTTGCGTTTTTTATCAACCGGCAATTCAAATAATTTTTCCGGTTTTATCATTTGCGATTTCTTTTGACAATTTACGTTGTGGATCATTGTCGCCAAATACCGCGTTTGTTCCCAATGCAAATTTATATTGTTGTGATAATTTTCTGCTAATAGCGCATTTTCTCGCCACGTTTGCCGCCAAAAATCGTTTGGGTGTACGCCTATTAATCCAATATAATAATCGGTTAAACTTTGGAATGTTATTTCTTTGACGGCTTCGGCTTTCCCACTTCTTTTGTGTCGCCGCTTAAACTATTCCCTAAAATTTTAGATTCCAACATTGTTTCAACAATGGCGTTAATTTTGTCCGGTTCCAAATCATCGAGCCACGTCCCAACCTTGAAAATATTGTAGTCAATTTCGTTGCCTTGTTCCTGGTCATTTGCTAAAATACCGGCGTAAACCAACGCGCGTAAACCTTTGATTGAAATTCCTTTTGTAAATACGTCCCCAATTTCGTGTAATGGAACGCCCAATTGTTCCGTAAATTCGGACCAAAAATTCATTGAAAAATGTAATGTTCTTTTTTTGCCACCGACATTGATGTCGATGTAACCTTTGTGTTTGTTTGCCATTTTATTTGTTGTTTGTCGTTAATAATAAAAAAAGCCACCGCCAAAAAATGACGGCGGCCAAAATAATAAACTTTTAAATCTTTTTAGTTTGTTGATTTAGTGATTGCACCGGTAATTGTGATCGAACCGCTATAAGTGACGGCCGCTTCCATTTCTGCCGACATTTCAACACTTGACAAAAACCCTTCCGCAGTATAAACCGCGTCGCCGGTTTCGGCCGTTCCAAATACACACGTTAATTGTGTACGCGCCAATAAGTAATCGGCCATTTCAATTGCGTTTGCGGTGTCATCATAGGCAACCAAACCTTCGAATGATATTTCGCCACCTTTAACGCCGCCGATATATTCAGAAAATCCGTTTGAATCTTTTGTTGTTGCTTCCGGTGTGTCCATTGACAAAGACATTGAACAACTTGTTGTGTGTCCAACTGTTGTCCCCTCAACCGTTAAAATTAAATTTGTTCCGTTAAAAACTCCCGTTGTAGCCATATTTTTATGTTTTAAAGTTTATTAAATTTTTTGTAAATATACGAATTATTTATTTTATTAATCCGTTATATAATTAACTCCGGCGAACTGATGAACGCCCTCGTCTTGTATTGTTATTTCGTACGCGGACCAATCCGCAATTGCTGAATCGTTTTCATCACGCCAAAAAACATCAACGCAAAATTTATCGTATAAAACCGGCGGTGTGATTTCGTTTAAATCGTCGTCATATTCGCCGTCCGTTACAATAAAGTTTCCAATTTTAACAATGGCGTTTTGATGTGTTGGAAATTCGTTTGCGTCTTCGTCGGTTTCAACGCCTAAATTAGTGATTAAAGAATCAACGATTGATTCATTTTCAAATTCGTATTTTTTAACTATATGCGCCATTTTAAAGTGTTGTTAGTGTTTCGGCTTCTGTTTGTGTTAATACGCGGTCATAAACTCGCGCATCGTGTATTTTTCCCTCAAAATGATTTGCAGTATTTGTTCTATTGCTAAAGTTTAGTCTATCCATTCCGGTTGGAACTGTTGCGCTTGTGTCGCTTCCAACCAATGAACCATTAATGTAAAACTTGTATTCATTTTCTTTAAAAGTAACTGCTATTTTATTTCGTTGGTTAAACGTTAAATTTAAAAAACTACTTACACCACCGCTTGAATATACTCTAACTTGTGTACCGTAACTTTGGAATATAAGTATAAGTTTGTTACTATCACTCCCATTACTTAAACCTATTGTAGTTTGATTACCACTATTATAAACATAGCTATCAACAAAAAATGTACCCTCTGTAATATCAAATAAATCACTGTCCCCACCATTTAAACACTCATCTTTTTGTCGTGTGACTTGTCCGGTTGTGGTTTTAATATATGACGAAACATAATCGCCTTGTTCTACTTGAGAGCCAAATAAATAAAGACCATCAATATTGTTTCCGGTCCAATTACTTGAATTGTTTTTATATAGTGTAAATCTTATAATTGCCGACGATGATGTTGGCGTTCCGGTTATAGATAACCTTAACCAACCATTGCCGAAATCTTTATATTCATATTCGCCAATAGGCGTTTGAAATGTTGTTAATGTATTTAAATCAAATCTTAATCTACACCAATTTGTGTATGGACTTGAACTTTGCGCCGCCAA